CAACAATATCTATCCCTTTCGCTTTTACATTTAAGACTGCTGGTGTGTCTTTGTAAAAGTCTTGGATACCTTGTGCAGATTCAAACAGCTCAAGAACTCTTTCTCTATGAGCGACTAAAATCACTCCTTTTGCAATAAGGTTGTTTACTTCAACCTCTTTTTCTTTATCAACTGAAACTTGTTTTAAAGCTTTTATTTCTGCTTCTAAAGTCTTTTTTTCAGTTTCATGTGATGTTTTTTCTTCCGAAAGTTTAATATTTATAGATTTCAATTGTTTTAATTGAGCATCAGCTTTTTGTAAAGCATCTATATCTATATTATGAGTTTTTTTCAACTCGCTCTTCATTGCTTTTAAATCCATAGTAATATCCTCATTTTCTGATAATTTTAAAGTTTCCAAACCTTTTAAAACAGGTCTGTTAGTAAAAGTCCCACCCAACAAAACATAAGCAACAGATTCACCTGTGTTAGATGTTTTATAATTCAACACAAATTCTGCCGATACATACTTGTATTCTTTATTTTTAATCATCTTTTCTGCTATCGGTGTATATTCAACCTTAGCAAAGAGTTTATCATTCTTTATAAATACTTCTTTTATCCACGCTCCGGCTTTTTTTTCGCCATTGTCATTATCGTGGGTATAGTCTATACTTATCTCCTGACCCCTTACATTGGCATCAAAATTATTCTTTAATGCTAATATCATTTCTTTTGTGATATTTAAAGAACCATATTTAGAGGTTTTATGTTCGCCAACCGTGAGGAGGTGAATTATTTTTAAGTCTTCACCTAATTCTATATTTTCAGATTGAATCGTTTCTGAAAGCTTAATACTTGCAAATTGCTCTTCATTAAGTATCTCGTCAGATAAACCAAAATCAATTGACTCTTGTGGACTCATATAATAATCTTTTTTCTTTAGAAGAGTTTGAATTTCTTCTACTGATTTTGTAGATTTTTTAGATAATATTTTAAAAGACATTGTTTGAAGTTTTTTCACTTCTTCTATGTAATCTTCCATTTCAGAAGTTTTGCCGAATGTTCCACCACAAGCTTCGTGAATCATTATTCTAGCATTTTCAGTAACAAATCTTTTATTTCCACTTGAAGCGATGACCGCCGCCGCCGAAGATGCTTCGCCAATAACAAAAGTATTTACTGGGGCTTTTATAATATTCATTGTATCAATAATTGCGAACATAACTCTTAAATATCCACCAGGACTATTTATGAATAGATTAATTGGTTCTAGTTCACTTGATTTGTTCATTTCCATAAGACTTGAAACAATAGAATTAGCATTCCACTTTTCGATTACACCAAAAAGGAATATGCTACGCTTCATGTCGTTTTCAGTGAAAGCAAATATTGAATCCATGATTTTGTATTTTTTTGTTACATAATAAATAAATTAAAATATTTTTTTCCGAATGTCAATTACAATGTTTTTTCCTTCATTATTGACGGTGGCGGAATAAAATCATCAAATTCAGGCTTTTTATCTTTGTATTTTGGGTCGTCTTTGTATATCGGTACAAAATAACTTTTACATCTGAAATGCAAAGGTGGACTCATCTCAACCAACACTAGACTATCTTTTCTATAAGTTTTTCCAACTAAAGCTTTGCAAATATTAGTTACTGGTGATGGGTTAGTAAATTCGTATCCCAACAAATTATCTTCAATACTTTTATAATACTCCATTTCACCATAATTCATTGATTGAACTATACCCATTGAAGAACTTAATTCGACATTACCGGAATCAATAATTTTATCCAATGATTCCTCAACCTGTGCCATAGCTTGATTTACGCTGTAACCTTTTGATGTTGAAGTATTTGCAGTTAAAAGTCCTGCTTCCCTTAAATCATTAATCATTTTTTCAGCAGCTAAATCTGATTGATTTATTACAAAAGAGGTTAAGACTTGGCTCGGTAGCTCACTTGGATTGATTTCAGATAATTTTATTCTGTTCCTAGAGTTTTTTTCGGCATTACTCCAAGCTTTTTTTGATATTCCTGCAAGCTTTTTTCCCAAACTTTTTTTAAAAGCTCCTATTGATTTAATTTGAACATCCTTTAATCCTTGAGCTTCTACCTCACCCTTATTCAATTGCCTTCTTATTGCTTTTTGTAGCTCATCTGATATTAATGTTAAAGATGCTCTTGAATATTTTGTTATTTTATCCGTTTCTTGGTCTATATAATCATCTCTTTCATTCGGCGTTTTCCAAGACTCCGCTAGTTTGATTAAGTTATTAGCTGATACATCGTCAACAATTTCAGATTCTTTTACTTCAACAATTTTTTCCTCTTCCTCCTCTTCTTCCTCCTTTCTTTCTTGTAAATCTACCTCAGGAAGGTTATACATTTTTCTAATCATTATTTCATCTTCAGACTCCGGCTTTATCACGCCTGAATCTATTAACACCTTAAGAATGTCAGCAAATTCTTTACTATTTTTCTTATTTAAATTCAAACCCCTAAGATTAAATTTGTTTGGATCTATTCCTGGGAAATTTATAAAGACTGCTTTTTGTAAGATTTCTTTGTTAAATACTTCTTCTATATGACTTATAACAAATTGTAATCCGTCTAAGAACATGTCGGATTGATCGCGTCCTAACGCATACGCACCGCCAGAAGTTCCTTGTCCAAGAGTTAAAAATTGGGTCAACACAGACATGACCATTCCATTATCATAATAAGCCAAATATTCTTTTAAATCCTTGATTTTGAATTCTGATTTTAAAATCTCTATGCTATAATTTTCAGGTATAACAGCTGAATCAGAAAGTGCGTTATCTTCTCTTGACCCTAAGTCTATAAGTAAATCTTCAAAATCTTGGTATTCTTGATCTTTTATCTCAACCGATGTAGGAACTTTTCCAATCGGTAAACCAAGCATTCCTCTTACGATTCCCTTTTTTGCCACCTGCTTTATTTCTTTTTTATCTTTGTAATCATAATATGCTTGCCTTAGTAATGATATTCCTCTTCTGTCATTTCCTTCTTTTTTAAATGTGAAAAATACCAAATCTGTAAAAGGTATTTCTACTAAGTTGCCTTCACTATCCCTTTGCTCTACAATTTCTTTTTTATAATCAATTCTATATATTGACTGTTGCACTCTTTCGGAAAGAAGAGGCATCATATAAAATTTGTTATCTTTAACATATTTTGTATAATATTGCTCAAATAATGAAAAACCTATTGGTAACATATCTAAAATTGAATTTAACAATGTTCCGAAATCGATTTCTTTAAAAAACCAAGAATTAAGAATATCTATAATCTCTAACTCTTCAGATGTCGCATCCGGTATTTCTTCTATAGTCCAATTAGCGGATAAGATAGGATTTTTATAAGAGGAAATCATTCCACCTATTACGGTATCACTTTTTGACATTTTTTTGAGATTACAAGAACCTGTGCGACCCATAAGGTCTGTGTCATATTCAGAAGTTACATCATTATATAAATATTGTTTTTGTCCAGAATTAGATTTAGCTTTTTTGCTTATTTTTTTGTTGAAAGACGAAAAGGGGGAAGAGTTTTTTTTATCAACCATTATCTTTTTCTACCTTTTCTTTTTTTGTTAAATCCTGCTAAAACATTAGCTCCATTGCCCAACATGTCAGTAAATCCCATTTCAACACCATCGATAGTACAGTCTATTTGGTCATCATGTTCGTGTTTATCTTCGCCCGTGAATTCTTCAAATTCGCATTTATAATCATTAAGCCACGGAGCATTCGCAGGAACATATATAAATCCATTCTCTAATTTTGGCAATAAAATGTCAACAACTCTTTCTAGCTTGCTCTTGCTTCTTTGAATTGCAAGAATCGGGATTTTTGCTTCCGCTCTTGCTTCCTGAATAATTTGAGAACCACTAGCTTTATCTTCAATTCCCATTACTACAAGCGAACCATATTGTCTTGGATCCCAATCTTCTCGTGAATTATGCTTATTCCAAAAAGCCTTTATTCTTTTTTTTAGTTGCGGATATTCGGCTTTAAATCTTATCTGGTCGATTAAATATATCCCTCTATCGGCACGACCCCAACATTGCAAAACTGTATAATCGTGTACTTTTCCTTCCTTTATTCCTGTATCCACAGTAATCCATCTTTTGGAAGTAAAAGGCAATAATTCATATTCTTTTAAAACGTCTGGTTTTATATTATTTCCCCCAAGATTCAATGGATTTTGTTGATATTGTGCTTGGAACATAACGTTATTAGTCATTATTTCCAGTAATCTTTCTTCGCTATATTGATTTGGAAGTTGACAAACCCCATCAACCATTAAGGCTTTTTTCAGAATATTATATTCGTATATCTCGGTTAAAAGTCCCGTTAAATCTTGTTTATGCAATCTTTGTTGAATAATAGTAATACTGGCACTGCTATCGTTTGGTCTTGATAGCAATGTTTCCTCATGGTACATAAGTACCTTATCACGCATAATTTTAGAATAAATATCAGCTGGCTTATTTGGATCGTCTTCAAAAATCCCTCCTGAGTATTCCTTACTTTCTCTTATCCCGGCACCAAAACCAGTTATACTATTTAATTCTTCCTCTTCTTCTTTAAAATCCCAAATATACATACTTTGATAAATTGGATGTTGCAAAATAGTAGAAAGTTCACCGGAAATCTGACCGAGTAAACTTTGAGAATAAGAAGTGTAAATAAAATTACATCTAGGGTTTGGTGCCAAACAATAAGCGATAAAGTATTTGGCGAGGGTAGTTTTACCTGAGCGAGGAGGAACATTTATAATATCTCGGTTTGATTTTCTATCATAGATGTCTTGAAATACTTGAAATAAGTCAGCATGTAGTGATTCTTCAATGAATGGTTTATTTTCAATAACTTGGAACATGTATTTAGTCCAAATCCGAAAGCCTTTTGAGTGCAATAATTGTCCAAAATATTCGGGATGTTCTATTTGCATATTTAATTGGTCTCCCGCCCGTGAGCAATGTTGACTTTGCCCTTTAAAATCAAAGGTTCATTTTTTTACTCAGTAATCTCTTTTATGTGGTTTTCTAATGCTTTTTTCTCTCCTTTTTCAATAAATATTTTTTTTATCATCGTACCAGTATTCTTTACTTCAGTCTTATCTTCCCATCCGAAATTCTTTAATGCAAAAATTGCACCGCTTCCGCCACCATTTTGGAGTAATTCTTCGTATTCTTTTTCAATAAATGTTCGTGCGGTCTTTATAGTGTGTAAAAACTCCTCTTGCTCCTCAAGTTTATAAAATGATGCTCTATTACAAAAACCGCAATGTAAAACAAGCCCAGTAATTGTTATTACAGGTATCTCTTTTATTTTTTTGTTGTTGTGTGGTCCTACAAGAACTTTTCGATAAGTAATGCCATTCTCAAAGTAATCTTCTATTGCCTTTTGAAGTTCTTCAGCTGTCTCATACTTAGGCGGTCTTCCTATTTTATATCTCTTTTTTTTCTTTTCTTCAGTCATATCAATTTACTAATTTATTTACTATGTTTTTGTTTAGATTCTAATCTATTAAGCCTTTTTTTTATCATCGCTATATCATTTTTTAAGCTACCAACAATTAAAGCTTCTTTACTTGAATATCCTGTCATTTTTCTAAAATTAGCTTTCTTTTGTCTTCTAGTGTATACCCGTAAAATCTTTTTTATTATATTCATAATTTTTCCTTATGATTTTTAAGAACATTTTTAAATTCCTCAGATTTTAAATAACATCCAGCCTTTGCCAAATTTCTTACTGCTTCTATCTCTTTTTTATCAAAATAATCCACCTCCACTATTTCACACTTCAAAAGTTCTTTTTCAAATTCTTCGCTCCCAACTATATAACTTCCTTTGTGTGCGATTTCTAAGTCACTCATATATTTTTTCTTCTCATCATCAGTAGGTTCTCTAAATAACTTTGCTATTGCTATTTTTCTTTCATAACTTTGCTATTGCTATTTTTCTTTCATAACTTATCCTATTTTTTACATAATCATTAAGCATTTGTTTTACTACAATTAGTATAGAACGATTACTTATAACATCTTTAATATTACCAATATCACTTTGGCTATGTCCGTTTAGTTCGTAGTTAATTTCTACATTTTCACCTTTAGTAACCACATCTACATCATAAAACAACTCAATTCCATCATTATCAAACTTATCCATAAACCTATAAACAAACTCTTCTACATCAACAACAGTATAGTTTCTGTTGTTTACTACTTCGGAGTAAACTGTTCTATCATTTATTTTTATATGATACCAAGCTCTCCAAGAGTAAGTTTTGCTTTTGTAGTTGTTTATAATCTCTTCCTCAACAAATGGGTTATATATCATAACTTACCTACTAATCCTTTAATAATTTCCATATAATACCTGTTCACCTTAGCCTCAGTTGTTTTATACCAACGACCAGCTTTTAATGATGTTGATTTTGCAAGTCTATTGAACGCTCTACTCAAATTTCTTAACTCGTAAGTTAAAGTT